GCCGTACGGGCAATTTTTGCTTTTTATGAACTATAAGAATAAATTGTCAGGGGGTGTGAAGCCGTACGGGCGTTTTTTTTCTTTTTGGTGTTATAAGAATAATTACCTGTGCGGGTGTGAAGCCACACGGGCATTTTTCTGCTAGTAAATTGTCAGAGGGTGACCCACCCCCCGTACAGGCAATTTTTTACTAGGAATAAAAAATAAATTCTCAGAGGCGAGTCGCCTCCTTAACAGTCGATAACAAATAATTTGCCTCCTTTTAACCTCTTCTTACCTTGATTTTCCGCCTAGAATGTCGTACCTTTGCACCGTAATTAAAACCTAACTATAACACTTTTTTTATTCACTTATGAAACAAGAGGCTCTCTCTATCTTATGGGATATCGCTCAGGCAAACCCCATTACACAAGGCGATAAGACCCTTTTCCCCGCCGTTAGGGAACAAATCGCCGCCATTACACTCCTTGCCAAAATCGCTGAGTGGGACAATGAAGATACTACAGAATTAGAACAAAACAACTTAAATGTAGTTCTTGGAAAAGAACGTGCTGACCTGCTGGCTTTTACCCAGTTCACTTTCCCTAGTTTTGCCCCTGCTGGATTTCATCAGTATTACTACCGCACCCTGACGGATTTTGCCTTAGGGCGTATCCAGAAGCTGATGATATGTATGCCCCCTCAGCACGGCAAGAGTGAGGGCGCCACCCGTAGGCTCCCCGCCTTTCTCCTAGGGCTCAACCCTCACAAGCGTGTGGCTATCGTCAGCTACTCCGCCGCCAAAGCGCGTAAGTTCAACCGAGAACTCCAGAGGGTAATCTCCTCCACTGAGTACCACCAGCTATTCCCCAACACCCGCCTAGCACACGATGCCCCTACCCCTAAGGGCTCTTGGGTACGCAATGCCGACGAATGTGAGTGTGTAGGCTTCTCCGGAGGCTTCAAGACCCTTGGCGTAGGAGGCGCCCTCACTGGCGAACCCGTGGATATCCTCATTATGGACGACCTCTATAAGGACGCCAAAAGCGCTTGGTCGCCCACCATACGCGAACGCATTTCTGATTGGTACGAGACCGTCGCTCATACCCGATTGCATAACCTCAGCCAGCAACTCCTTGTAATGACACGGTGGCACCCCGACGACCTTGCCGGAAAGCTCCTCGACCAAGAAGGTACCTATCACCCCGAGAACAACCCTCAAGGGTGGCACCTCATTACCTTCCCTGCCATCAAGATAGGAGCCCCCTCTGCTACCGACCCCAGAGCCGAAGGAGAACCCCTATGGCCTGAAAAACACGCCCTACAGAAGCTCCTCGCCTCTCGTAAGCGCAACCCTCAGGTATTCGAATCCCTCTATCAGCAAGACCCTAAGCCTCAAGAAGGACTGATGTATGAGCCTTTCACTGAGTACAACCCTCAAGAGAAGCTACCCAAAGGTACTAGAAAAGCCTATATAGATACCGCCGATACGGGTGCTGATTACCTATGTGCTATATGCTATATAGAAGCCGATGATGCGAACTACGTCCTCGACGTACTCTATACACAGAAGCCTATGGAACAGACCGAAACTGCCGTCGCTGCCCTACTGAAAAAACACCTCATTACCCACTGCCTTGTAGAGAGTAATAATGGCGGACGTAGTTTTGCCCGCAACCTCGAGCGTATCTGCCTAGAGATAGGACACGCCACCATCCGCGTGGAAACCTTCTACCAGCGCGCCCATAAGGCTACCCGCATCTTCACCTACGCCGCTTCTGCCCCCTTACTCATACAGATGCCCATAGGATGGAAAGAACGCTTTGCCGACTTCGCCCGTGACCTCACCGGATACCTACGCACCGGCAAAAACCCTCACGACGACGCCCCTGACGCCCTCACTGGAACCCTAGAAGCCAGAAATCCCCGCAAGTCTAACGCCTCCAATATCGCCACCCTCTTCGGCAGAACCCTCTAAAAAAAACCCCTATGAATGATTTTGTTGCCCAACTCAAGAGCGGACGTTCCCTCCCGCTCCCTGACCTCGACTCCGCTCGCAAAGCCCTTGACCTGAAAGCTCACAAGGTGCTTAACCCCGCTATCCGAAGGGATAAGCACGTAAGCGAACAGATTGACGGGGTAACCACCACCCGTATAGAACCCGTAGCACGCATCGCCTTGCCACTGCAAGAGCTTATCATAGGGCGCGCTGTAGCTTTCCTATTCGGAAACCCCGTAGCCTACCTCGCCAACCCCAAAGACCCTCAAGAACAGCAGGTATTCAAGCACCTAAAGCATATCCTCTTACAGGCAAAAACCGATTCCCTCAACCGACGTATCGCACGCAACGTGATGAGCTATGGAGAGTGTGCGGAACTATGGTATCCTGTACCCCTGAATAGGCACTCTTCTAGAGGAGAAAATACTACCCTCTTTACTCTTAAGTGTACCCTACTATCCCCCGCATTAGGAGATACCCTATATCCTTACTATAACGAGGTAGGCGATATGGTAGCCTTCTCCAGAGAATACAAGAGGGTAGGCGCTCCTGACACCTACTACTTCGAGACCTATACCGCACATCTGCATTACCTTTTCAAGCAGGTCAATGGGCAGTATATCCCCGTAGAGGGATACCCTAAGGCAAACCCTATCGGAAAAATTCCCGTCATCTATGCTTGCCAAGAGGGACACGAGACCAAGGGAGTAGATGGACTTATCGAACGGCTCGAACACCTGCTATCCAACTTCGCCGATACCAATGACTACCACGCCAGCCCGAAAATATTCGTCAAGGGTACCATCCACGGCTGGAGCCAGAAGGGCGAATCGGGCGCTGTTATCGAGGGGGACAAGGAATCTTCTATGGAGTACGTCTCTTGGCACAATGCCCCTGAGTCGGTCTCCCTAGAGATTGACACCCTGCTAAGGCTCATCTATACCCTTACCCAGACTCCTGACATCTCCTTTGAGAGCGTCCGCAGGGTAGGAGGCATCTCTGGCGTAGCCCTCAAGCTCCTTTTTATGGACGCCCACCTGAAGGTGCAGTACAAGCGTGAGATATTCGACGAGTACCTCGCCAGACGTATCAACGTCCTCAAAGCCTATATCGCTCAGCTACACCTACCCCTTAAGGATGCCTGCGACTCCCTAGAGGTACAGCCCGAGATTACCCCCTATAGCCTCAATAGCGAGGACGAACAGCTGGACTACTGGCTCAAAGCCTGCGGTGGCAAGCCCCTGATATCACACCAAGAAGCTATCGCACGCGCTGGCATCGCTCAAGAACCCCTAGAGGCGACTCGCCTCTGAGAATTTATTTTTATTCCTAGCAAAAAAATTGCCCGTATGGGGAGCGGGTCGCTCCTGACAATCTTTTTTTTAACTAAAAAACGCCTGTACGGCTCGTACTGGCTTCACACCCCCTGACAAATATTATTAGCAAAAAAAAGCCCGTACGGGGGGTGAGTCACCCCTGACAATTTATTTTTCCTATAAAAAAGCAAAAATCGCCCGTGTGGCTTCACACCCGCACAGGTAATTATTCTTATCACCCCAAAAAGAAAAAAATTGTCAGGGGCGACCCGCCCCCCATTTATTTAATCTTTAATAGCAAAACAATGTCTTTTATCACTGCACTCATTCTTTTTTTCAGCTTTGAACAGCCCATCTCCTGGCGCGATAGGCTCCATTACCTCTGGCAACTCCTCTGGCAGAGCACCCCCCTGATTGTCCTCTATAAGTACCTATGCGCGTGGCACGAACACCACCAGAGCTTCCTAGGTGCCCTCCTGTGTGTATGCCTCCTCCAGATGTGCGTAGGGGCTATCTACCACCTCCGCAGAGGCTCTTTCCAGATAGACCGTTTCTTGATGAAAAATTCCCTGATGCTCCTACAGATAGGCGCCGTATACCTCCTTCTCGCCTCCTTGGAAGTACCTCTGGGCGATTCCCTCGTCACTGAGGTCTTCGAGAGCTCCCTACAGGCAATGACCCTATTGTATCCCGTGAGCAAAGCCGTCAAGCATATCTTTATTCTATCCAAAGGAAAATACCCGCCACAGTGGATTATCGCTGCTCTTTATCAATATGAAAAAAATGGCAAACTCAAAGATTTCTTCCAGAAGTTTAACTAATACACTCCCTATATGATTTATTACCTCAACCATACCCCTATAGCCTCCTTAGGCATCTATATCACCCAAGTAACCGGACTATATGACCTCTCCTCCTCCAATGCGCCCCCTATCACCCTCAAGGGGTACCTACACCTCCCTTCCCAAGCGGATGCCCAAGAGCAGCTATCCCTCCTAATCGCACTGCTGAGCAACAAAGAACCTATCACCCTCAGGATGATAGACCCCTCACATAAGGAAAGTGCCTTCCTTGTCAAGTGCCTTCAGCACTCCCTACAACCCCCTATCACTACCCAGCCCCACTATCTGGCTCCCCTGACCCTTACGTTCAAAAAAATTACCCCACACCTCTCGGCATAGGGCAATTAGTGAAAAAATTTTAATCGATGAGATTTCCAACAGCTTGGTGTCAATGATTATTAGTACTTAAATCTAAATAAGGCTTGTCTGAAATCCGGCACAAATGTAACTATTTTATACAAAAAAAAAAAAAAAAACACGTTTTTAACTTACAATTAACTTAATTAACAGCTACAGACGTTAATTTCATTTTATTAACATTCATTAACAAACAATTGTTATGTATTTAACCTCTAAAAATTTGTTTATTGTTGTTTATTGTTGTATCTTTGCACCGTTGAAAAGAATACTTCTTAGGGGTGAGTCACCCCAGACAATTTATTTCTAGCAAAAAAACGCTCGTACCTTGTGCCCAGTATTCACCCGCACAGGTAATTATAACACTCTTAAAAGAAAAAAATCGCCCGTGTGGCTTCACACCCCTGCTGGCGCAAGCTTGTAGCTTGTGCCGAAAAAAAACGTCTGTGCGACTCGCACCCTCAGACAACTATTTCTAGCAAAAAAAATGCCCGTACGGCTTCGTACTGGCTTCATACCCCCCTGACAACTATTTTTTAACATCAAAAAGAAAAAGAGGCGAGTCGCCTCGGACAATCTTTTTACCTGAAAAAAGAAAAAATCGCCCGTACGGCTCGTACCGACCCGCCCCAAAAATGTCAGGGGGGGCCCCCCCCCCCCCCCTTTACACCCCTTATA